TTCTTCTTCTTGTTTTGCCTTTAAGGGGTGGTTTGGACTTTTTAAATTGTGCTAGTTTTTTGCCTATGTATTTGCGTCCGTTAGTAATGTTCGTTATCAAGTATACAAAGCCTATAGCGCCTTCTGGTATATTTTCAACTTCGTTGCCTTGATAAGTCCATTGCATGAAGTTACTTATTCAGAGTCTTTTTTCCTTGCCTCAGATATGGCTTTATTTTCGAGCCTAATTTCGGTATTACGTGCCTTTGCTAGTTTCATTATTTCTTTTGTTGCCTGTTGCACAGCTTGGTAGGCTCGCGTTGAATGTTTGCGCTCCCACCATTCGCTGGCTTCGAAGTATTTTAAGTATGCCTTTACTAGTTTGTCGTGTGTGTCATCCATTAGTCTACAATTTCCAAATCATTTGCATAACTTGTAAAACCGTTTTCCTTAACAACTTTAAGAACGTTGTTTACTCGTCCTACAAGTTCGTCTTTGTGACTGATTAAGAATATGTTTTTATGTCTTTCTCGAGTCATTTTCTTAAGAACTGCAACAGAATTTTCAACACCTGCTGTGTCCATGCCGCTATCAATTAGCTCATCGATAAACAACAAGTTAATATTCTGATACAAACTCTCCCAAACGTCACGGAATGCAAAGCTAAGACCTAAAATAAGTCGGTTACGTTCACCTCGTGACAGGTTATCGAAGTCTAAATCTTGTCCTAACTGTGTAATTTCTACGCTCAAGTCGTTTTGGAATGAAACTTGATGCGGCAAACCTAGTTTGCTCAAGTAGTATGTTAGACGATTGTTTAGATATGCTAAGTTTTGATCAATAATCTTCTTACGAATAAAGCTATCTTTGTTTGTAAGTAGTTTCAATAAGAACTCTTGGTGCTCTTTAAATGAAGTTAAGTCGTTAACACTTGTCCAGTCAATGTCTTGCAGTGCAGTTGCAGTTAATTCATCAATCTGTGTTTGATAAGGATCAATTTCTTGTTCTTTGTTTACAAGAGCTTGTTTTAAACTGTCTACATTGTTGCGATGTTCATATGCTTCCTTAGCAGTTTCGTAGAATGTGTTAGGTCTTCCGTTAATGTCGCCTATTTCTGCTAGTCCGTCGATAACCTCTTGTAACTTATCTGCAACTTCTGTTTGGTATGCCAGAGCATCTTCGAGTTCTTTAGCCTTACGTGCTTCAAGTTCTTCCTTTTTATTGTCGTGAAGTGCTTGACCGCAAGTGTAACATGTTGCTTCGTCAAGGTCTGCAATATCCTTTTCGGCTTTCTCTACACTTTTAGTAGCTCGCATTAGTGCACTTTCAAGTGTTGCCTTTTCTTTGTTCAGAGCAGTAATAGCAGTGTTAAGCTCAGTCCAGTTTTGCAACTTTTCGTGTGCTTCAAGTTCTGCATCAACATCTAAATGTTCTAGTTCGTCAATAGCAACTTGAAGTTTTTCTATATCTGTACGATTTTTAGCCTTCCATGCACGTTGATTCTTTTCTAAGTTGTCAATTGCAGTTTGAATTTTTTCGTTTGATGCTTGAATTGCATTAATTTTAATAGTCTCTTCAGAGATAGCATCCTTAGTTCTTTTAATTTCTTCTTTTAGGCTGTTTGCTTTCTCTGTAAGAATAGTAATACCGAGCAGTTGTTCGATAATTGCACGTTGATCGTTTGCTCTCATAGACAAAAACGGCTCGTTATAAGTGTTCAGCGCTAAGATATGCTTAAACATATCGTGACTCATACCTAACAAGTTGTTAATGTCTTCTTGTGTTTTACGACTATCGCCTTGTGACTCGTCTACAAGCTCTTGCTCTTGTTCATTTATAAAAAACTTAAGAACATTAGGTGAACGACCGCGCTCAATACGGTATTCCTCGCCATTCTTTTCAAATGTAAGTGTAACTAACATACCTTTAGAGTTTGTCTTGTTAATAAGGTTATTCTTTTTGATGTTAGTTAGTGCTTGTCCGTATAGTGCATACGATAGTGCATTAATAATAGTTGTCTTACCAGTACCATTACGTGAGCCGCTGTCATCGCCGCCTTGATCTAAGTTTTCGCCTAATACTAATGTAAGGTCTTGTTGATCAAAATCCACTGCCTGGGTCTGATTTCCCACGCTCATGAAGTTTTTTACTGTAAGATCTTTAATTTTAATCATTTATAATCCGTTGTAAATGTCTAATAGTGTTTTCTTGTTAAAGGAGTCTGAATCAAGCAGTGAAATCTCTTCGCTTACGATTTGATCTACACTTGCAAACGCACTAATATCAAGTTCTGAATTTAATTCTTCTAAATTCTTCTGTTGTATGAGTGTTATTTCTCTACAACCATATTGATTGATAAACGTTTCTTTGATAAAACTTGCTTCTTCAAAGCTAATAGGCAAGTCTAACGTCACTCGCAAGTACATTCTACTTTTAATAAGTGAGTCAGCTTCGTCAATTAGCTTTGACAAAGTTACTGTTCTGTACTTAGGACAGTCTTCCCAGTTGTAATATTCTGGTTCACCGTCATTTTCTTTATCAATAATCATCATTCCACGCTCGTCGTCCCATGCATCTGCAAAGTTATGAGGAAATGCATTACCGATGTAATGAATCTTGCCTTGTTTTTGACGTTTGTGGAAGTGTCCGCTAAACACATATTTTTGATGTTCGAAATTTTCAGCTTTCAGTTCGCCGTGATCTGGCATTTGTACCATTGCGTTCATGTAAAAATGCGGAAGTTCAAAGTGTCCGAACATATATTTGGCTTTTATTTTTTGAATCTTCTTCCATTCGTCGCCTACTAACCACGGAACAAGTGCTACATCGTCGTCTACTACAACTTCGTCAACAAATGTAACACCTGGAATATGTTTACCGAATATAGTCGAACTTACTTCACGTTTGTCTTTGTAATACAAGTCGTGATTACCTACAAACATGTAGAAGTTTTCAAAGGCTGAACCAAGCTTTTCAAGAGATCGAATAGTTGCGTCCATAGTTGTAATGTTAAGACTGTTACGGTTGTGATGCCAGTCACCGCAGAAAATAGCAGTTTCGCAGCCGTGCTCTTTTGCAGTCTCGATAAACCAATCTACAAAGTCTTCGCAGTCTTGGTTGTGAACTCGAGAGTTGCTCTTTAGTCCAAAATGTATGTCTGTAAAGACAGCAGCTTTCTTAAACAAAAATTTATACCTCTTGATTGTTTTATCACTAGTATAGTTGATAGAGTGTCAGATGTCAACCGAAATCTAATCACCTAGACCTTCTCGCTTGAGCGCAGCTTCCCACTCGCCTTGATGTATGCGTGTATGACTTGGATTTAGATCATTCATTTCAAGAATGTCATCACGTATGTTTTGATTACGTTTTTCAATATTGATCACACGAACAAAACTGTTAGTTACAGCCGCAGTGTAATACGCAAACGGATTGTTTGATTTAGACTCGTCAAACTGTAAACCAATTTGTGCAAGTTGTAGTATTGCTTGGCCTTTCATTTCGTCATTGTAAGTATAACCACGAACATTACCACGTGTTGCATAACGATCTACAAGTTTGAGCCACATCATAGCAAGCTTGTCTGTAGCTTTACCGTGGTCTTTGCTAAAATGTCCGTTTTCTATTCCGCCTTTCCAGTGGCTTTTGCCTACACAAATTAATTCGCCTTCGTCGTTGAATTTAAAATGTTGGTAAGGAGGAAAATTTAATTTTACTCGAGTATCTGCTACAGTTTTTGGATTCTTTTTCCGTCCTTTTTCTTCCGGAATATGATCAAATGTCATAATACGGAAAATAAGTTCTTCTTTTGTAATAGATGTGTAGTCAACTTCGCAGTCTGCTTGCTTAACTTTCTCACCTGCCATTTTTCTTGTTTCGTATGCTTCTGTAGAAAGTCTTTTTGCTTTGTTTCTTTTTGCTTCTGCTATAGTTCGTATGTTAATCTTGTCAACACTCTCAAGAATAATGTCAAAGTCGGCATATTCCGGTGCAGTAAAGCTTGAAAAAGTATTTTTTGACTTGTGTATTTCAAGTAATAAGTCTTTGTTGTTTAGATAATTGCGTTTTCTCACCTGATACTCCTAATAGTGTTGTTATATTATAAACTACGTACATAAAAAAGTCAACTAAATAATGTATAGGAGACCGGAAAAATGGCATTTAATTTAGGTAACAGTATTGTAGGAAGTTTGAAGCAAGCAGCTAAAACTCAACTTGTTTCTGCTGCACAACAAAAACTTTCAGCGTATCAGAGCGCAAACCAATTTACAGGAGACAATCTAAATGCTGGCAACTTTATAAAAAGTACTTTAGCTAAAGCAGCATCTAGTTATTTGGATAAAATGACATCGCCTAAAGGTTTTAACAGTGCTGCCAGATCACAAAATTTAAAAAATCAGCAAAGGCAAGATCCAATTGCTGTTACAGCAGCGTTCAAGTCGTCAAGAGAAGAAGGCGATTGGAGAGTAAAACTAAGTATTCCGGATCAAATTAGCGCTTTTAGTGACAGTGCACTACTACAACCTTTGGCTAAAACTAACGGTTTTACATTCCCGTACACTCCTACTATAGTTTTAGGTCACAGTGCAAATTATAATTCCTTGGCTCCAGTGCAGTCTAACTTTCCATTCCAAATTTACGAAAACAGCCAAACAGACGATATTGTTATAACTGGAGAATTTACAGTTCAAACAGTTGAAGAAGGA